TAACCAAGCTTCTCACCATACTTAGTTGCTCTATTTTTTTTATTATTTTTAGAAAAAGCAAAAGGTGTTTGATATCCCGCTACATTTGCAGTAGTGTTCAATTCATTAACCTCTTGCATTACTTCTTTAACTAACTCTCTTAATTGGCTTATTTTCATAATCCTTTTAATTCTTGAACTAGTTCATGATATTGCATAATATTTACTAAATGATCATCAGTAACTTTTTTACTTTTAGAAATAGGTTTTATAGTTTTAACTATTTCCTGTAATTTAATTGTTACGATTTCATCATTAATATTATTTTTTAGTTTATTTATTACTTCTCTTAATTTTTTAAGCTCTTCGTTTACTACGTTTCTTAATCTAGCAGACGAATCTACTGAGGTAATAAATTCTTTTAAGATATTTTTTTGTTCAGGTAATAAAGTACCGTATTTAGAATTAAACTTTTCTAACAAAATTTTAAAAGTTAATAACTTTAAATCTTTATCGTATTTAGAATACTCTTCTATTAATGTATCTCTTACCTGTTGTTTATTCTGTTGTTCTTTTGTAAGATGTTCTAAAATAGTAGTTTTATTATCTACTAAAAAATTAGGATCAACTATATTAGAATTTTTATGAGCTTCTAATAAACAGTATAAAGCAGCTAAAGGTTTATAATCGTTTACTGAAATAGAGAAAAATTCATCTAAATCGTAACTATCTTTAATTTCTTTAATTAAATTATACTTTTGTTTTTTAAGAGTTTCTTTATTTATTGAGCGAGCTACTTCGATAATAGTTGATACTATAGATTCTGCTTTCGCTTGTGAAACTGATTTATTTTTTATAATAAACTCATATAATTTAAATTCTCGTACAAGAGCAGACTTACCTGTGAAATTCTTTTTAAGAATGGTAACTGCTTGTGAATCTTTTTTGTTTAAAGTATCTGCAGTAATTTGCTTAACTAAAAGTTCAAAAATTAGCCCCGTATTTTTATACTTGCTATGTTTTATGCGCATTATTTAATTGTTTTGTTGTACGTATAGTACACCTTACCTATATAAATAGTAATTAATTATCTAAATCTTTAATTTGTGATTCATCAAGAAATTTATCATCTTCTTCTTCAGTACTTTCGAATATTATTTCTTTTTTATTCCTAAATAAATCTTTATTTTGGTGGTACATAGATTTAGCTAATGTATTGTCTATTTTAGCTGTTTGTTCTCCTTCGTTTACGTTTTCATTATCGGATTCAAACCCACCTTTCATTCCGTGAGTTCCTAAAGGATCTCTTCCTCCTAATCCATCATTAGTACCATAATGCGAAGCATGAATTCTTGGTCTACCACCTTTAGGACCGATTTCACCTATTCCAGGAGTATCGTCATCGTAGCCTACTGGTACAACGCCGAAGGGCATACCTTTTTGATCACCCTGTCTTCTACCGTATAGAGAAGCTAAATCATGAGGAGTACCGTATGACTTACCGGACTTGGCGGGGTCATTACCTTCGTTTTCTATCTGACCTAATCTAAACAGACGTTTATAATCTTCAGCGACTAAATCTCTCATTTCCATATACTGGTCTTCAGATAAGTTAAATATATTATCGTAGATATAATCCGTTGAAAATAATTTAGTATCCATCATTTGAGAAGCTAAATCAACTTTTTCTTTTAGTAATGCTACTTTTTCTTGTTCGAAAATAATAGAAGGATTAGTTAAGCTAATTTCAAAATTAGTTAAAGACTCTCCTTTAAATCCTTGGACATATAAATGAACTAAAGCTATCTTAGTTAATTCAGATTCTAAAATTCTCTGTATTCTTTCTACTGTCCTAGCAAAACGAATATCTTCAGCAGCTAACGTTGCCTTACCTTGCAAGTCTCCTTCATAACCAAAATACGCTTTTGGTACTTTTAATGCTGCAAACATTTTATCTCTAAGGTATTCTATATCATTAGTACCATCGTAATCTAATCCTTTAGTAGTATCTATTTTAGTTTGAGTATCTCCACCTCTCATTGGAATATAGTAATCTTCCATCATATTCATCATATTGAACCTTAGGTTATAATCACCTGTATTAGGATCTACAAAAGGAGTCTTTTTCATTGTAGAAATAGTTTTTTGCATAAA